AATGGCAAAATACGCAAACGGAAATAGATCACAAGCGATATCTGATAGGAGCGGACAAGCTTTTCCATATCAAGAAATGGTTACTGAGTGGAATGGTTCTTTCGTACATATCTCTGAGTATGAAGAGAAGCATCCACAAATAAGAAGAAAAAGAGTAACTGCTGATGCTATTGCTTTACAAAAAGTTAGACCTATGAGATTTCAGCAACCTAAAACTGTAGCATCTAATGATGATACTTTGGCAGATTCAGGTGGCACTTCAGTAGGAGTAGCTAATTTAAGCTTACCTGGAGACTTTGCTTTTGAAACGTTTGAAACTGAAGTTACAAGTAATGGTATAACTACCTCTTTACAAACTATGCAACCAAGAGATCCATCTTTACAAAATAGAAGAAGAGAAGCTTCTGCAAGAGTGGGTTCAGTAACAGTGAGTATATCCTAATGGCAATAACACATTCAGCATTTTTAACACAAGTAAGAAATTACACTGAAGTAGATAGCAATGTTTTATCAGACACTTTATTAGATCAATTTATTAGAAACGTAGAATTAGATATTGCTGGTCAAGTTGATTATGATGATTTAAGAAAATATGCAAACTCAAACACAACCAGTGGTAATAGATTTGTATCTATGCCTTCAGACCTATTAATATTAAGATCTGTAGAGATAATTAGCTCTAATGTGAGAGATTTTTTAGAAAAAAAAGACACAAGTTTTATTGCAGAATTTGCCCCTAATGAGACTGTTACAGGCACACCAAAGTATTTTGCTAACTGGGATGAGACTAATATTTTGCTTGCACCAACTCCCAATGCAGCTTTTGACATACAAATAAATTATATAAAAGATCCACCACATTTTGACAGTTCAACAAATACATTTATATCTGAACACCAAGAAGCAATGTTGCTATACGGTGTTTTAAGAGAGTGTTTTGGATTTTTAAAAGGACCTGAAGATCTATACAAATTGTATTCTGACAGGTATAATCAAAGCATACAAGCTTTTGGTCTACAACAAATGGGTAGACGAAGAAGAGGAGAATATGACAGTGGAGTTCCTCGAATTAAAATACCTTCACCGTCACCATAATTTTATAAGGAGAAAAAATGGCTATAACAACTAACGCAATATGCAACAGCTTTAAAAAACAACTTTTAGAAGCTACTCACAACTTTAGTAACCCAGGTGGTAATACATTTAAATTATCAATGTACACAAACTCGGCAACTTTAGGAAAATCGACAACATCTTTTACAACTGGTAACGAAGTATCTTCACCATCAGGTGGATACTCTTCAGGTGGTAAAGCACTTGTAAACACAGGAACGTCTTTAGCTACTAACACGGCTATTACAGACTTTGCTGATTTATCTTTTGTAGGTGTAACAATTACAGCAAGAGGTGCTTTAATTTACAACGATACTGCATCTGGAGATCCAGCGGTAGCAGTATTAGATTTTGGCGGTGATAAAACTGCATCTGCAGGGACGTTTACAATTCAGTTTCCAGCATTTACAACGAGTGCAGCAATATTGAGAATCGCATAATTTAAAGGAGGTGCCTGCTATGGCAAACATTACTAATTTGTTTTCTATAGCGGGTCTTCCGAACGGAGTTCTTCATGGCTAAAACATGGGGAGCAGGAACATGGGGACAAGGTGTTTGGAGTGATCAAGATTCAAATGCTGTAGAAGTCACAGGTCTTTCATTAACATCATCACAAGGTACAGCAGAGGGTATTTCTGTTAACGGCTGGGGTCGAGCAGAATGGGGTTCTGGTGCTTGGGGTATTACTGGGTCTGTTTTAGCTGATGGTCAAAGTTTAACATCAAGTATAGGGTCAGTAACTGTTGAAGCATTAGTTGAAGTTGGTTGGGGCCGAGGCGGTTGGGGTAACAGAGCTTGGGGCGAAACATATTCTGTTTTACCTACAGGCCAACAAGCTACATTATCACAAGGTAGTGTAACACCAGTTGTTGATCATACAGTTCAAGTTTCTGGTCTTGATTTATTAACAATTACTCAAGGTTTAAATTCAATTCAAGTTGATGGCAACGTAACTGTATTTGTTGGTGAAGATGCAATGCAAAGTTCAATTGGAAGTTTAACTTCTGTTACTGGAACTGCAGTTGTTTCTCCTTCAGGTCAAGCTTTAGCAGGCTCAATTGGTCAAGTGGTTCCTGAACCAAAAATACCAGTAGATGTATCAGGTATTTCAATGAGTGCTTCTTTGGGCAGCATAACTTTAATACAAACAACCAATGAATCAGTTTCAGGACAAACCGCAACATTATCAATAGGCACAGTTATACCTGTAGCTGTTTATCCAGTAACAACTGCTGGATTATTATCAGGGTCTGTTGGACAAGTCTCCATATCAGGTGCAGCAAACGTTAGTGTTTCAGGTATAGGCTTGACAGCAAATATTGGCTCGGTTAATGTAACCGCATGGGCAGAGATTGATCCTGGTGTAAATAATGTTTGGACCGAGGTTGATCGAGCAGCCTAATTTTGTTAATATAGGAGACATATGGCATCAAGTTATTCAGCAGATTTAAAACTAGAGTTAATGGTAACTGGCGAAAACGCTGGTACATGGGGTGATAAAACTAATACAAATTTAAATTTAGTACAACAAGCAATCGCTGGTTTTGAACAAGTAACACTTTCAAGCGGTGGAACATTAGCGTTGGTAATGACTGATGGTGCATTATCAAATGCTAGAAACATGGTAATCAAATTTGCAACTGCATCGATTGCAGCAAGCACGATTTGTACAATACCTGATAGCATAGAAAAATTTTACATATTTGATTGCACAGGTTTAACAAACCCTACTAACCTAACAATTAAAACAGCTTCAGGAACAGGTTTTTCTCCTGATAGAGCAGCAATCTTTGCAGCTTATTCAGATGGAACAAATTTAAAAGAAGTTTCTTTAGATACTTTAGGTGGAACTATTGGTACACTTCAAGTAGCAGACGATGCTATTACTGCCGCGAAAATTTCTAACAACGCAGTGGTTACTGCTGGAATTTTACAATCAAATGTAACACAAAACAAAATGTCACCAAACTCAGTTGGTACTGCACAAATTTTACAATCAAATGTAACATTAACAAAAATGGCTGCAAACTCAGTTGGACCAAATCAATTACAATCAACTGCTGTAACAGCTGGATCTTATACGACTGCTAACATTACAGTCGATGAGGACGGAAGAATTACCGCAGCAGCAACAGGTTCTGCAGGCAGTAATGACATGGTAACAACTTTCATTAAAACATCTTCAGGCTCTGGAACTTTCACAGCACAACCTGGAACTACAAAACTAGGTATTATATTATCTGGCGGAGGTGGTTCAGGAAGAAGACCAAATGGTAACAACAATGGACCTGGAGGAAACGGTGGTATAGGTTTCTTTTCAATTCCAGTTTCATCACCAGCACCATCGCCTTTTAGTGCACCATTTACAATTGGATCTGGAGGAGCTCAAGCAAACTCACCATCAACAGAGGGTGGGTTCCCTGGAGGTGACTCAACTTTTGGTAGCCCAGCATCTGCAACGTGCACAGGTGGCGGACAAGGAGTTGTTAATAATCAATCTAATTCTACAAATTTAGGGGCGGCACCTGGATCAGCAGACTCCACTAACAGAATCGTGGATTTAACAGTCGCTTCGGGAGGTTTCCCAGCACCATCTCCACCAAGTAATAGTAACACAGGTAACGTTGCTACTGACATACGAGTGTCATCTTTTGGATTTAGATTTAATTCATCACTATCTAACGGATCAGACATAATCGGAGTTGGAGGAAATCCAGCCACTCCATCAGGAGCTGGACGACCTGGAGGTATTTTAGTTATGGAGGACTTGTTAAGTTAATTATGGCATACGTTTATTTTACAGGCAGTGGACATTTAAATATGCTTCTTAAAGAAGAAAATGATTTAAGAATTCACAGAGGTGATGTAGATATTATAAAATCCCAGGGAAGGCTTCATTCAATATCTGACGAAGATTATCATTCACTTATGTGCTATGAAAAAGAGGGTAGTTTAAACGATGAAGGTAATTTAGTTATTGTTGATTATGTTCGTCCTACACCTGATTCTAGAACTGAAGAAGAATTCAATTTTGAAAAAAATTATTTATTAGAGCAAGTAAATAAAACTTTAGAAGTAAGAGCTACTGAATTAAACAAACCTGAACAAGCAAATTTAAAAACAAGATTAGAAAATTTTAAAGCTAATTTAGAAAATCACGATTCTTCAAGTATGAGTTTTCCTGTCAATTCTTCGTTTTTAAGATATTGGATAGATAATGAATCTGTAGAGCCTTTTGCTACATCATTTTTAGTTGCTCATCAATAATTAGTTTACAATTACATTATTTTGTTTTAAAACAAAATCACATGTCACTCGAAAATTATATAAAAGTTTATCAAGCCATTCCTGATGCTAAAATTATTTCAAATTTTATACAATATTTAAATAAAACATTTAAAGAACAAAAATTTAAAGAAGGGTCACTTCATACTTCAGAGGGCAATGAAACTAACAAAGGCGTAAGAGACGTAGACATTTTAGAATTAAGTAATATGAGTGAATCCTTAAGTAACGTGCATTGGGCTAATTTTTTGAGATATTTAATTACAAATCAAATGTCAAATTACGTAAGAGAGTTTCCTGACATTGCAAAGGCTACAATCTTTGATTTACAAGCTTTAAGGTATGGAGTTGGGGGTCATTATAATTTTCACGTGGATGACGGACCAGGACTTAATAGAAAGTATAGTTCTATTTTAATGTTAAATAACGATTACGAAGGTGGACAACTCGCTTTCAAAATAGATGGTGAAATCAAAACTATAGAAAATAAACCTGGGCAACTTGTTATTTGGCCGAGTAATTTTATGTTCCCTCACGCAGTTACTCCAATGACAAAAGGAGTTAGATATTCGGTAGTATCATGGATGTGTTGAAAGATTATAAATTAGTCAAAAATTTCTTAACAAAAGAAGAAGTGGATCTTCTCACTCATTACACGAGATTAAGGCATAGAACAAACTTTGATAGTTTTGATCTACAGCAAAATGACCAAGGAGATACTAGGTTTTATGGAGATGCTGTAACCGATTCATTATTAATCACAAAACAAAAATTAATGGAAGCTGAAACTGGACTTGAATTATTACCTACTTATACTTATTGGAGAATGTATACTTATTGTGCAGATTTAAAAAAACATAAAGATAGACCTGCATGCGAGATAAGTGTTACTGTAAAAATTAATTCGTGCGGAGTTAAATGGCCTATTTTTATTGAAGGTAATGGAATAGAGCTTGATAACGGTGATGCTGTAATATATAAAGGTATAGAACTTGCGCATTGGCGAGAAAAATTTGAGGGGGATTGGCACTCACAAGTTTTCTTACATTACGTAAATAAAAAAGGACCACACACAGAATGGTTTAAGGATAAACGAATAAGTTTGGGAACAGTAAAAAGATGAAAATAGTTCAAGATAATGAAAATGGTGGAGGCGAGATTCAATTCTCTTGGAGAGAAGTTTGGATTATGATAAGACATAGGAAAGTTACATTAACTCCACAAACAATGAAAATTCTAGTGAACAGTCTCATTAATATTTGTATGAATTTTAATATCAACTTTAGTGATGAGCTTCAAAAACAAACTACAAGATTTGATCAACCCCCTCCGTCTCAAGAACGTAAAAAAGATTAAGATTACTGCGTTTCAACGTAATTGTGAGATGTTTAAAAGCATATCACAAAGT